AATACATATCCTTTATGCTCGATCTTTACTTTTGTAATATCAACAGTGTCAAATCCTATAAACTTCATTGCGCCCCCCTTATCGTTCTGCATTGATCTTCTGTGTGTAGATCATATATGCACCGATCGTATTATGCTCAGGATGCAAGATCTTTGCCAGTCTCCAAAGGAAATGCACTGCAGGATATACGTCGCCCCCTTTCCACTTGTTGATCGATGCGCTTGACGTCTGACAATGTTCTGCTATCTCTCTGACTGTTAGTTTTGAGTGTGCTATTTCTGCACTCAATAGATCGGCAAATGTGCCTGATTCTCTGAGTCTGAGGATTGTGCGGCCCCATTGTCGTTGATCGTCTCTGTTGTATTCTGTATGATTATCGTTGCTCATTTTGTTGCTCCTTTTGGGCTTGTTTTTGTTGTACTAGTTCGATGATTTCTATGATCCATCCTAGCCGCTTCATTGTGTCACGATCGTGATCTAGATATGCATCTAAGATTGCATCCCTCATGTCTTGCTTGATCTCTTCGATCTCCTGTTCGACTGTCTTGCTTTCTGACTGTCTTATTTCTCCTCTTATCTTTGCCCATGTATCCGCATCGAAATCTGTAGTCCATCCGTCGATCAGGTTATTGCCCATGTGCGCATTTGCATTTATGATTTCAATAAATTCATGCTCGAATGTTGTGTCATGTATTACTGCGAATATATGATTTTTAAGATCCATCCAATGAAATTGCACAGATCGATCAGGATGCTGTTTGTTTGTTAATGTTACGATCATATTGATCTCCGTTGTTTAATGTTGATTAAGGAAGTTAGATACAAGTGTGATGATCATTGATTCGTTATTTGTGTTGATTGTTCTGTATACAATGATCGATCCGCCTGTTGTGGATTGTTGTACTTTTGAAACTCTGATCTCAAAAGTATTTCCGTCTTTGATTACGTCTCCAATACGATTGCCGTTGTTATATATGTCTTTGCATCCGCAAAAATCGAATTGTTCTGATAGTGTGATCATGATTGACTCCGTTTTGTTTTGTTGTTCTAAGCGTTTTGCTTATATATATATTTAACAACATAAATACACAGTGTCAACATTTTTATAGAGTTTTTTTATTCTTCATCTAAATCAATGATCGGGGGCGCGATCGCTTTTAGATTCTGACTGACTGACTCCGCTTCCTGCAATAGTTGTGTAACGCTCATATTTTCGGGTGTTATAGAGATCTGCACTTGTGGTTCTTCACGTTGCCCCCATCCTGCACGTTTCTCAAGCCACCATCTTGCACTGGCTACGTCTCCCTCTTTTACGGCACGATGGACGATCCCCATTGCCAAAATATCCGGCCTTGCTTCTGCTTGTCGAAATTCTAAATAAAAATTGCGATAAATCCCCTTATTTGCCTGCTCGCCTCGCTTAATCCAGTTCAACAGGGTCACTAAATTAATCCCTGCATGTTTAGCCGCTAAGGACTTCGAACCACCCACAGAGATCACTTGTAGTATCTCCCTTTTGGCTTTATCAGTCAGTTTGCTCTTTCTCCCCATTTAGGATCTCCTTATTGCGCTCTGCTTTTGCCCAGTTGACGCGGCCTTGAATGATTGGATAATAGTCGTCTGTCATTTCGCATCCGATCGCGTTGAATCCCTCAAGGATTGCACTTACAGCCGTTGTGCCACTTCCTAGAAACGGATCTAGCACTGTGCCCCCCTTTGGCGTCAATAGGCGACATAGCCAACGCATCAATTTGATCGGCTTAACAGTTGGATGAAAATTCTTAACTTCGTGCGAGGTACGGCCTGCGCCTGCTCTTGGACTGTTTAATCCCTTGCTATCTTTCCCGTGTGTCTCCACTGCCGCACTAACATGATCAGCCAAGTGATCAAGGCCTTGCTCTTTCTCAGATCGTTGTGGCTTTGAGCACTGATAAATGTTTGCAGGCCATCGCCCTAAATCGCTTAAAAAATTAGGCTCTGTTCTTGTGCCATCAGGTGCTTTATTAACAGACCAAGTATTTCCGCCCGCTCCGTTTGGATATCCTTTATGCTTTTCAGTATCTCCGAACCAACAATCATCCCCATAAGGAAAGCGCGCAGCATCTATATTGATCGCCCCTGTGCCCCATTTCAAGACATTCTCGGCAATACTTGAGCAGTCAGGATCGATCGGCTTTCTGGCAAGCACAGCAGGCTCTTGTGCGGGCTTTAAGGCTGTTCCCCATCCTTGATATTGTTGCGCTTGTGGGCTGTGTGCGGTTGTAATTGGTATATCTGCGGATCTTTGTTTGATTCCTACGCCACCCCTTGCGATCCCGCCATAACCTTGATTATCTTCTACTGTTACGCCCTTTGAAGTTCCTATAATTTGACGTTTATCAGATACTCCTAATTTTGAATCAATCGCCTTTGATATATCCAAACTCTTAGGGAATCCGCTTGTATAGATCCAACTGATCATATCCCTGACTTCAAAGCCTGCTTCTGCAATAGCAACGCCCATCGGAAAGACAGTGCGAGATCCTGAAAAGGCGACAAGATGCCCCCCATGTTTTAACACTCGCAGGCACTCGCTCCAAAGTTCGACAGAATAAGCGATCCCAGTGCTATCCCATGATTTGCCCATGAATCCGAGTTCATAAGGGGGATCTGTTACAATGGCATCAATGCTGTTGTCTGGTAGTTCTTTCAACTTGTCGAGGCAATTGCCCTTAAGCAATGTAAAATCTAGATCGCTGTCTATTTCGTCAAATCCCTGATCCTCTGACGTTTCTCCATCTCCAAAAGGATCAGAATCATCATCAAGATCAGCAAGTAGATCGTTAAGTTCCTCATCGTCAAAGCCCAGTATTTCAAGATCCTCACCTTTTTCCCTCAATCCAGTTAGTAAGTCAGATAGTTGATCCGTATTCCAGTCTGCTTTTTCCCCCAGTTTATTATCGGCAATCATAAGCAATTCAGCATCCACAGGCGACAGATCGACATAGACAACTGGCACAGTCTCAAGGCCGATCTGCTTTGCGGCTTTCCAGCGTGTATGCCCTGCGAGGATTGTCTGATCCTTGTTGGCTACAATAGGGCTAGTAAATCCGAATCGCTTAATACTATTGGCGATTGCTTCAACTGCATGATCGTTGTGTCGTGGATTCTTAGCATGCGGATGCAGTTTGTTAATGCGTACAAACTCACCAACTTTATTGGAATCTGTGGTGCTTTTATCTGTCATTTGTTGGCCTCTCTGTGTTCTTTGTCGATTGCATCCCTGACGATCCTTGACTTCGATTTGCCTGTCTTGTTGTGTAGTTCGTCGAGTTGCTTGATTGATTTTTGATTCATTGATATGCAGATCGCTTTGTGCTTTGTACCATGACAATCACAGGGATCACACTCGCAGCAAGGGCAGATCATTATTTGCCCCTGATGAGATACATGCGATCAGCAATGTGCTTGTTTATGACTTTCTTTGCATATTCTGCAGGCGTCTCATCGTTGATCACTTCTGCAATGATCTCTAGTTGTTGCATCTGTACTGGACTTAACTTAATGCACACAGTACAATCAGGAGCATGTGCGGCCGTTGTTGCGGCTTCTGTGGCCTTGTGCGTTGTCTCTCTGTCTGACTTGCTGATCTCTTTTGTTTTACGTCTAGGGGGCATCTGTGTCTCCAATAAAAAAGGGGAATCATTGCGATCCCCCTTGATTATATAGCATTATATAGCATTTGGCTACTTAGGGCTAAAATCGCCCATCTGACGCATTACGCGATCCGTTGTGCTTTCCTGTTGTAGTTCACTTCTTAGACGTCTCAATTTGCCATGTTTTCGCTGTGCAGTGAGATTCTGGTGTGGCACTTGTGCGCTAAGATCTGCAGGCATATCGAAGCCGTAAAGGTTCGCACTCATTGCGCCAAAAGGAGATCTCCAGAATGGATGCTCCCAAATAGGATACAGGCGATCAGTATCCTCGCCATGTTCATCAATGCCGTATCTGACATAGCCCTGTGCAATGATATTATCCCAATGATAATTTGTTTGCTCTCTGGCTTGAAGTTTTCGCCCCTGCTCATTGCACCAACGACTAACAGCGATCTGAGCATTTTGATCCCATTGCTGCATTTTGATCATGACATCCTCATAAGATGCCCCGCTCATTTTGCGGCCTAGTTCACAATCACAATGCCCCCCTGCGCTCATTTCGCCCTCACGCCCAATATCAGGACGGAATCCATAATAAAAGACATGACGATAGCCGCCCGCTTTGCCTATGTCATCAGTACGACAGGATCG